ATCCAATCTATTGGACGTGGTATTAGAAAAGCAGAGGATAAAGACCATGTGGAAATATGGGACATCACATCGACCTGCAAGTACGCAAAACGACATCTAACAGAGCGAAAGAAATACTATAAGGATGCAAAGTATCCTTTTACAATAACCAAGGTAAACATATGAGAATTTTAACGTTAAACAACAGGTCATTTGATCTAAATGATCTACCAGATGAGGTAGATGAACACACTAGATTCGCTGTATTAGATAACAGCAATCCTAATGATCCTGATTTCTTTTTCATGCCGTTAATCTTTCTAGAATCATTTAATAGTCCTGCAATTTTATTAAATATTGGTGGATATCAAATTCAAATGCCATTAGATTGGTGTATGATAGTAGGCGACAAAGAGTGCGGGTTAGATCCAGAAGTCTTGCCGTTAACTAGTATTAATGAACGTGGATTTGATGCATTTGTGTTTAATCCTATTAACGGATTTAAATGTGAATACATGCCAATTGAGATTGTGAATATTTTTCAAGATGTCAAATGGTACTTTCCAAAGATGAAAAACGGACAATTATTAACAGTACCATTACACGATGGACCGAGTCCGCCGTGTGTATACTTTGTTAAAGAAGTTAGCCGTCAGAGCGAAATTTTACAATTAGACAAGGTGATTTAATGAAAGCAGGTAAAGTATGGGGACAGACAGAATTGTTAGAAGCCAATGGTGTTTTAGAATTTCATCGCATCGAAGCCAAGGCCGGCGGAGTTTGTTCTAAG